TTGATCAGGGGCAAATAAAAAAAATAAAAAAAGAGAAAAAGCAGCTTTCGGCAAAAATAAAAAAAATAAAAAAAGAGAAAAAAAGGTGTTGACTTTTTGCATCATTGCGGGTATAATGCGCAAATCGTGAAAAATCATGAAAAAATTGGAGAACCCGCAAAAGCCATGCGGATGTTATCAGTTTTCAAACGTATTTAAAATAAAATGGATAAATTGACCATCCGCATGGATTAATTAGATGAAGAAAAAAACCCAGCAAACGTTCGATCGACTAGAAAAAGACAAGGACGCAACTGAGAAACTATCGGCGATGAAAACGCCGGCAGGAAAACCACTTAACAGCCCGCGCCAAGAATTGTTTTGCATTTTATACGCCACGCCGTCAGAAAAAGAAACTTTCGCAAACGCCACACAAAGCTATATAAAAGCTGGTTTTAAAAACTCACCGGGAGCGCGACACTCAGCGTGTAGGCTGTTAACATCTGATAACGTAACCAATCGTGTAAACGAAATAAAACGGCTTTATAATCAAAAATTAGAAATAACCGAGGAATACCTCCGGGAAGAATTTAAAGAGATAAACCGCCTATCGCAAATAAAACAGGATTACAGTAGCGCGAGCCGGGCGCTGGAAAACCTAGGAAAGCACATAGGCTTTTATAAGACGGACAATGACCAAATTGCGGGCACAACGGAAGACAGCCCCAAACCCGAAGAAGCTATAAAACGTAGTCAGGAAAAAATACGCCTTGCTAATGCTGTATAAAAAACGCTCAGAATACTCGAGGATGGACGAACTCGCCCCGACCCCAACCCTAACCACCCCAGAAAACGCCCCGCCACAAGATAAAAAGGTAAAGAATATCCGCAACATTAAGCGATTCCAGCCCAAAACCGCCGACCCCACCAACCCCTTTTTCGTAAAAACCTATATATATATTACCCTCTCGGAAAAATTTTTGCATATTTGCCGACTGTTCACTCTAAGTCTTTTATTGAGGGGGGTTTAGGTATGATAAGGGTTGATATATGCGAGTAAATATAAATGGTCAGGTTTTAGAGATAAGGGACGTTGGCGTTGAGAACGGTTTTGTGGACAAGTTGTACAAGATGGGCAAGTTGCCGAAGTTTAACCGTCCTGGTTTGCGTGAGTTACGTTTTGAATATAATGGAAAGACTCGTAGTGAGTATTTGCGTCCGGAGCAATACAAAGAGATGCAGGATTATTTAATGACGGTGAAAGAGATGCAGGATTATTAGGTATGATAAGAGAATGTTCTGAGTGTGGTTCGTCTTTGCCCGGCACAAAGCATTGTTGCGATAGAGCTTTTAAGCGTTCAGAAGCGGGTCGTAAGGGTTACGAGACAAGATATGAGAATGGCAATGTTGCAAAGCCTATTGGCGACCAGATAGCGGATGGGTTTGTAATGTTGGCGGGTTATGAGTTAAAGAGATAGCTGTATGATAATGCCTATTGATAGTGTATTAGAGCCACAGATGACAGCGAAGAATAAAGGTTACGAGCGTATTGCTTTGGATAAGGAATGGCAGGTGGACGAGCGAGTTCATTGCAAGGAGGACCCGTGGTATTGGTTGGTTAATTACGTATGGAGTATCCAAAAGGACGAGAGTGTTGAGGGCAGTGTAGTTGCTCGATTTCCTTGTGACGAGTATTTGCGTTATGTTTATGATTTAATGTTCCGGGAGAACTTTTTGACTATTGACAAGAGTCGTCAGATGCGAATGACATGGTTAATGATGAGTTATGCTTTGTGGAAAGCTCAATTTGGCGATAAGGAGGAGATTATATGTCAGACGAAGAAAGAGGATGTCGCGGACACCGAGTTAGTGAAGCGTGCGCATTTTATGGCTATAAATCAGCCATTTTGGTTACGTCCTCAATTCGGCAAGACGGACAGCAGTTATTGTTCGTTGAAATTTCCAGGCACGAACAGTTTGATTAGAGGTATCCCCAAGGGTGGCGACCAGATACGCTCATACAACCCCACAACGACTATCATCGACGAGGCGGGCTTTCTTGAGGGTGAATTCGACGAATGCCGTACAGCGGCTCTGGCGTGCTGTAAGGACATTAAGTTGGTATCGACGGCGAATGGCGGCGAATGGGGTACATTTATAAACGCGGTACATTTGAATTAAGGCTCTTTAACATAAATTATATTTAGTTTTAACCTAAGTTTTAGCAAAGTTGTCAATATATGACAGTAGCGAGGAAAGAATGATTGATTAGGAGAAAGTTGTGTCTAAGTGTTTAAAGAAATGGAACGCCGAAAACAAACACGGCACCGTGTCTAGAAATAAGCACGGATGGCAGGGTTTTTGCACGGAGAGGTTTTCGGCCACGCGCACAAACAGACACGGCGAAAAAGGTAGGATTTTATATAAGTTCATTGATGGTAAATGGTTTGAGTGCAAAAACTGATTATTGTCTAACCGGGGAGGGGACGAGTGGATGGCTTACGAATATGGATTACGATAATACTTTTACTTTTAGTGGTGATAGTTTTCAGGAAATAGGTTGAAAAGTTAATAGGGTTCACTTGACGGACGGCCATCTGTTGAGTGCTAAGAATAAAACAAAGACAGCCGGTAAGGGCTTATCACCTTACTTGCTGTCTTTTTTTATTGCCCATTTTTAGGATTTTATGGAATACACGGAGACATTTAAAGATGTAATGCAGGGCGTTCAAGTTCGGCGTTTGCCGTCGGACTTCGTTCACATACGCATCCATTACGTTGCCGACCCTAAGAAACGGGGCGATTGGAACAATCGTCATAGTGCCAGGTACGGCGGTATGGCCGACCCGCGATGGCAAAGGGAAATGGAGATTTCATACGAGGCTTATACGGGTCAGAGGTTATGGCCGTTGCTATGCGATCATCATTTTGCGGATATAAACATATTCGACGGTAATTGGACGGTGTATCGAGCGATTGACCAGGGCATCCGGCATCCTACGGTTTGCGTGTGGTTTGGCGTTAATAAGTACGGTGATAGGCACATATTCCGGGAGTTTTATTCAACGGGCAGGAGTATAGCGGAAAACTGTCGTTTGATACGCAGTATTGACCGCGATGAGCCTATTGCTAATTCAATAATCGACCCATCGACTCGTAAACGTAGCGAGGAGTCGTTAACACCGCTAATCGAGATTTATGCCGAAAACGGCATTTTTGCGGAATTAGCCGACAATTCTTTCGCCGGTTACGACAAGGTTAATCAAATGATAATGAGTACGTTGTGCCGGGCGGCACTTAGGGATGAGGATATTGCCGAGTTGCGCCAGTTTAAATTGAGTAATGCGATGATGACGGAGTTTTCGCAGGTTCCGTGTCTTACGTTTAGTCAAAGGTATGCGGTTCGTACGTTTAAGGAATGTAAGAATTTGCGTTGGCAGGAGAGCAAGGGCGATTTAACGCAGAGGCGGGCGAAAGAAAAACCCGTCGATGTTGAGGACGATGGTTGTGATTGTGTTCGGTACGCCTGCCAAACAGAGTTGAGTTACAACGAGCAGGACGAGTTGGTTCCGGAGTTTAATTTGCACGAATATTGGAAAGTGAAAAACGAAAATTTACGCCTAAAAGAAACTATGGCTAAAGGAAATACGAGGGCTTATGCCTGAAATAGATGACAAAAAATTATATAACTATTGGATGAACTCCCTGAAAAGGGCTAAGAAGAATCATCCTGACAAGGCTTGGAAGCGGGCAAAGGATAAGCTGAAAGTTGACGACAATATCAACAAGCAGCCTTACCTTTCGGGCTATCGCTTACTGTACGAGAGCATGAAATCTTTTCTCGACCAGAACACCCCGCAGTTTGACATACAACCCACAAAGGCTTTTTCAAATAACGAGGATGCGGCCAAGTATGCCGAGTGTGATGCGGCTATGCTGGATTATATATGGGAGGAGCAGGAAGTCCAGCCGGTGCAGAGTATGAAACTTGACAGCACCCTGATACGGAACATTGGTTTTACTTTGTGCGGATTTGATATAAAAAAATGGCTGCCATCGTGTACTTACCTTAACACTTGCGATGTTTACATTGACCCCGACTGCGACAACCAGATTAAAAAGGCTTCGTGGATGGCCTACGGCGAGGATATAAGCCTTGAGGAGTTTAAGAGCAAGTACAACGAGTTGGAAAAAGAGGACTTACTGAAAGTTATAAAAAAGGCAGGCAGTTCGCTTACCGATAAAGAACAGCAGAATTTACCAGAGGGCGATAACGGAGAACTTTACAAGACGATAAGAGTTTTTCATATCTTTGCGCGTAACGATGCGGCTATAAGAAAAACCGAGGACGAATACGATGCGGAAGTCCAAGCTGATGTTGACGAAAAAGACGAAGCTATTGAATCGTTGAAACTGGAAACGCCCAGAAGGTATCTCCAATATGTCGAGGGTTTGGAAAGTTCTATTGGTGATGATGATTGGCCTTACGAACTGGACGACAACGAATTTCCCATTACAGCCTTACAGTTTAACAATGTTTCGGAAGATTTGTACGGGTACACCGACAACGACCACATGAACCGGATAGATACTTTTTGCGATAATGTAATGAGCGATATTGAAAAATCCTCACAATGGCAAAGTCGCAAGAAGTTTACAGCTAAAAAAGGTGCGAGTGGGTTGACTCCGACAGCGATTGAGAGTTGGTTAAATGACCCCAAAAAGGCTTATATCGAGGGCGGTATTGACGCTACCGGTAAATCTAAGATTGTAATGGTTGACCTTGGTAAATACGAACCTGGTTTAATGGCTACATACAAACAAGCGTCCGAGGAAAGACGGGATGCTTCTGCTTTGGGCGAGTTGCTATCTACGAGGGCAAGCGAGTACAAAGATGTTACGGCTTTAGCGGCTTCAATTCACGATGCCAATGCGCACCAAAGGGTAAATCGCAGACTTGGCGGGCCAGACGGTTACGAGCGTTCTGTAAACCTTGACGCGATAAAGATTTTACAAATAGCCCATCAGGAAATACCAATGGTATCAACGGTGGAGTTGGACATTGAGGACGAATTTACAGAGGAACCTACAAAACAGTTAATGGCGGTTCCCTGGGACGAAGCGCAACAGTATCTTTTAGAGGGCGCAAAACTTATTCAGTTGGGGGCCGATGCGATAGTCGGGCCAGAGTTGGCGCAGTATTGGCGGACACACGAAACCTTTTCACCCCTTATTTTCAAGTTGAGTACGAATGTTTCAGTTCGTCCAGGTTCAACGCGAGAGGCGACAAAGGACAAAAAAGCCGCCGTTATGAAACAGTTTTATCTTGAAGTCTTAGTGCCGTTGTATGAGGGGATGGGTTCGTGGGAACTTGCGATTAAGTATATCGAGACTATGGGTTATCACGCGGGCATTGAGAATATGATCGAGTATTTGCCCGAAGTCGAGGAAGCGCAACGAAAAGAGCAAGAACAGAAAATAATGGAACAGAAAGCATTACAGGACGAAATGGAAAATCCTAATGAACGAGAGCGATTAGAAATGGAGGCTCAACAGAGTGCCGGAGTACAGCTATAAATGTGAGTGTGGGAAGTTGACCGAAAGGTTTGAATTTATGTCGGGTTCACACAAAAGATGTAAATGTGAGTGCGGGGAAACAGCATACAGGCATTACACAGTCCCCGCATTAAAGACAGACACATCTTTTTGTATGACAGGCGTAAGGGATAGCCGATTGGACAACGAGGTCATTGAGGGCCGTAAACACTTTAAACGAAAAGTAGAAGAAAAAGGCTATATGGAAATTTCCGAAGCTGACTACGAGGGAAGCAAGAGGAAAAGGTCATTAGCTGAAATTTACTAAAGGAGGCAATTATGCTGACTGAAGAACAGATTGAAAAAAAAGAAGAAGAACAAAAGAAGATTATGGACGAACCTACGCTTGATGAGGTTTGGGATGATGCCGTATTAGATGAGGACGAAAAGGAAGAAGAAAAAGCCGAGGAAAAGGGCGAGGATAAAGAGGAAGAAGTTAAAGACGGCGAGGAAAAAGAGGAAGAAGATGACGAAAAAGATGGCGAGGATGAAGAAGAAAAAAAAGAACCAGAAAACGAAATTGATTGGGAAGCGTTAGGTTTTCCGAAGTTTAAGGGAAAATCCGACAAAGAGGTTGCTGAACAGATTAAGTTTGAGAGGCAACAGCTTGGTCATACTGTAAATATGCTCGGTGATTTGAGGCGTGAGAACGCTGACCTCAAGAGCAAAAAAGAATCAAAAGAAGAAAAGAAGCCTGAAAAAAAGGACACACTATCGAGTATTCCGGAATTGAATGACGCTGACGCGGCGAAATTTAATACGTTATATGAGAATAATCCAATAAGGGCAATTATGACTTACGGCGGCGGCACTATCAGTGAAATGATAAAAGAGGAAGTCGCCAAAGCAGTACCGAAAGAGTCGATTGGTGAAGTAAAGGAAGAAATCGCTTACACGACTTTCCTGAACACCGCCAAACCGACTGATGTCGAGGTCGAGCAAATGCAGATTTTCGACGACCCGCTATATCTCGGCGGACAGAAAAGGTCTTACAGCGATTTACACAATTTATCTAAGATGTGGCTATCCGAGGACGAGGACATTGCAGCGATACGAGACAATGTTTATGGTCTAATGGTAAAGCATCCAACGATGGGCTTCGATGAGGCAAGGGGAAACTTTGCACCCAAAGAAGAAAAGAAAGTGCCAACCGTTGATAAGAAGAAAATTAAAGAAACTATAAACAAAAACAAAAAAGCGGAGTCCCACCCGAAAGCAAAGGCGAAAGCCTTACCGGATAAGAATAAGTCATTTGATGATACTTGGGACGAGGCGTAAACTAAAAGGAGACACTACTAATGAGTGTACAAGATGCTATTGACACAAGGGCTATTGCCCAAAAGATAAAAAGTGTTCTGCCTAAAATACAGGAGGGTTTTTTCAATGAAAGAGCCTTGCTGAAACTGGCGGAAAAAAGAGTGAAGTGGGGCGGCAGTCATACGTCTTTTGATTGGCGTGTACGTTACGTACCCACCGACGAGACTCCTACTTGGGGTGGCGGTGAGTTGGGCGTTAGGACTTTCGAGGAACAGAAAGTTGCTAACGAGCTTTCTTTGCCTTATTGCTACCTTGAGAAAACCTGGGGTGTTGGTAACAGAACCATCGAGGCCAACCGCAACGCCAACGCGAACAAAAACTATGATGTTATTAAAGAGAATTTAAAGTTGGCTCAAATTTTCATGTATGACGCTTACGGCCCGTCGATTTACAATCCCAATAAAACATCCGAGGACCCAGTTGGATTATGGGCGGCTTGCGGTCAGGCTTACGAAGAATCGGACAAAGCTATTGTTTCGGCAGGTCAAACGTATGCAGGTAAGACTCTCAATACCGCCGCATCAACAACCGCATACGATTTGCTTGTAAGAAACGGTAATGATGTAAATAGTCGTGGTTGGGACGAAGCACAGTTTGCGCCTCTCGTTGGTGATTGTGATGAGATTTGCGATAAAGCCGGCGTTCCGGGTTCAACTCAATGGTCAACTGGTTGTGTTCAGATTCTTGATTACATGGCTAACACGATGAGTATTACAGCAAGTGTATCGGGTACTGGTACGAGAATTAAACCCGACATTGCATTGATGAATGTTACTCCGTTCATGGCGTTAAAGGCTAAGATTACTGCGGCACAAGCAACGGGTTATCAGGTTCCTTTGGGTCGCAAAGAATTGGTATTAGCAGGCTTCCCGAACATGGTCGTTGATTCGCTGACTTGTATCAAGGATACCGATGTGCCGGATGACAATGACCATAGTGGCGGTGGGTCCGGCGAGGAAATAGTATTTGTCCTCGACAGCAACCAGTTCCACATTTGCTCAACCCACCTAAAGTCAGAGGGCATTATCAAGAGCGAATACGACCCTGATATTGCTATGGTTTCCGGTGTTGTTGGTGCATTGACGGCCAATATAGCGTTTTGCCTTAACTCACCTACGGCTCTTGGCGCGGTTCTCGGCTGCAACGACTAAACAGCAAAAGCTAAACTGAAGAATAATTTAATATATGGAGATTTAACAATGGATAAGTTTGGATTGATTGGGAAAATACCGGGGGTTGCGAATCCCGTGATGTTTGAGGATTTCTTCCTTGATGGTGATGACTTCGTAACGCAGCAGATAACAGCCGAGGACTATACAGAAACAAACGCAACTGCTGGGACTGCTTTAATTGACGCTGCTGGAGATAACGGTGTGTTACTGCTTGATAGTGCTTCGGATACTGCAACACAAGGTGTCCAGATACAGAGAATAGCGGCTAATTTCGTGCCTAAAGCTGGTAGGTCGATTTGGTTTGAGACAAGGGTAAAGATTACTGACACCGCAACAGGGCCACAGATGTTCTTGGGTCTTGCAAACATTGATTCAACTATTATTGCGTCAAGTCTTGTCACGACAACAAGTCATATAGGTTTTTCAAGCATAACTGATGACAATGCTTTGCTTGGTTTATCTGAAAAGGCTGGTGTTGCTGCTACAGGTGTAAACACAACGACTCTTGTAAATAATACTTGGGCAACACTCGGCTTTATAGTAAATGGTCTTACTGACATTACTTTCTATGTCAACGGTGCGGCTGTATCGAAGATTACAACGGTTACTGCTATTCCTGCGGTAGCGTTGGCTCCGTCTTTTGTTTGTCAGTCTGGCGGAGTAGTTGACCCGATTATGCACCTTGATTATTGGAAGTGTCAGCAGACTCGGTAAGTTTATTTCAAGGGGAGAGGGGTTTAACCGCCCCTCTCTTATACTGGCAATGAAAAAAAAAGACTTACAAGAAAGACATTGAAAATTATAAGGTAAGCGATGAAAAATTATAGATACCACACTGGTGTGAAGGTATCACCTGATGGCCAAAGACAACTGGTCGTGGGCACTGCTCCGCGTCAATGGCTCGATGGTAAAATGTGGAAGCCGATTGAAACAGATTTACAGACATCAGCTAATAGTTTTGACCTTACAAAATCAGCCTTTGAGGTACAAATACCGAAAAGAGCAAATGATACTATTTTATTCGGCAACGTCGGCTCTGAATTTAGAATGAAGCCAGTTTGCTCTGCCGTTGATGGCGTACTTGAAGAACAAAATAAAGTAATTTATTCTAATGCTTTTGGTTCAGGTATTGATATGCAGGTTATTGTTAATCGCAAAGGCATTAGAAAATGGGTTGTTATAAACAAGACTCGCCAAAAACAACTTAGTTTTGATTTTGAAATAGCAACGACAGGGTTGCCTGAAATTCAAACTAAAAAAACTTTCAGTCAATTATCCCTTGCAAAAGATAGCGATAGCGATGTTGTAACTACACTAAGGAACGTTGAGGCGTGGGATAGCAAAAGGCGTCCAGTAAAAGTTAATAGCACGATTGTCAAGGAATTAGGCAAGTTGATTTTGCGAAAAACAGTAACGATACCAGACAAACCGAATTTCCCTATTATCACAGACGCAGATGTAACCGTTACTTCTCATTCTTGCGATGGTCAAATAGTTTACACAAGCCCAGTTTCTTGGGCGGCGGCGAGGTCTAATGCAACTGGAACTGTATCAGCGGCGGGTAATGATATGTATTCTTATGTCGATAGTTTTATGGGTATGATGTTTACTATCGGCAGGGTAGGTATAACTTTCCTTACATCGGGAGTCGGTGCAAGTGGAACTGTAACGTCAAGCACTTTAAAACTGTCGATAAAGTACGCAGGGGCAGCAAACCACCCTTGCGATTTAGTAAGTTTTGCCCCGAATAGTGAAACTTCTTATGTAACTGGTGATTATGCGATAGCAAAATGGGGTTCTACCGTTTATACAACGACGGATATAAAAACAGCAAGTGCCAGTTTTACAGACGAAACTTTTACTTTAAATGCAACGGGGCTATCTGCTATTGATAAAACTGGCTATACAGTTTTTGGTATAAGAGAACAGGTTCACGACATTGATGATACAAGCCCCTCCGCATATCGTGGAAATATTATTGAAACATCTGAAACAGCCAATGACCCAGAACTGACAGTAAATTATCGTATAGGTTCAAGACCAAAAATAAATTCATCTTTGGCAGAAAATAGATTAGTGAAAGGCGGTGTAATATCGTGATGTATTTAGGTGATTATGCGGAAGATGCAACGCTGTACTTTTGTTGGAACAGTAATGACGCTGACGGCGCAAGTATTACGAGAGCAACCGACGGTGCGATTTGGGTTTACAAAAATGATGCGACTGGAACGGAAGTACAGACAGGCGTAACTGATACTGAAGATTTCGATAGTTTAACTGGTGTTCATAACTGCGAGATTATTCTTACGGATGCTTTCTATGCAACGGGCTGTGATTATTCGGTAATTCTTAAATCTGCAACGATTGACGGGCAAACAGTAAACGCCTGCCTTGCGATGTTCAGTATTGAAAATAGATTTATGCGTGGAACGGATAGCGCGGCATTGGCGAGCGTTTGTACTGAAACAAGATTGGCGGAACTTGATGCGGCTAATTTGCCGACCGATGTTGATGCGATTTTGGTTGATACAGGAACTACAATACCCGCAACGATTACGACAGCACAAAATGATTTGAATACGATAACTGGGGCTGACGGTGTAAACCTCTTGTCGGCAACGCAAACTTCAATAGATGCGATAGAAACTGATACAGGTGAAATAGGAACCGCAGGTGCGGGACTTACTGATTTGGGCGGTATGTCAACAGGTATGAAAGCAGAGGTACAAGTGGAGGCCAACGATGCCTTAGTTGCTAATAACCTTGACCACTTAATGAAAGAGCCGACATCTAATAGTGCTACCTTACCAGAGGTTATTGATGATACGGTTCTTGCAAATATTTTAACGAAAACAGACGGTGATACAAGCGATTACGACTTCACAACAGATTCACTTGAGGCGATAAGGGATAGTCAAGTAACAATGGGTGCGGGCGCAATAACATTTACATATTCCGTATACGAAGATGAAGATGCTGCACCGGCTGACCCAATAGCGGGCGTTACGGCATGGCTTACGACTGACGAGGCGGGTACTAATGTTGTGGCGGGGCCAGGCACAACTAACGCAAGCGGAGCAGTAGTGTTTTATGTGGACAATAACACAACATATTATGTATGGCGATACAAGTCGGGATGGAATTTCACAAATCCAGATGAAGAAGCAATAGCAGACTAAGGAGATATTATGGCTACAGGAAAAGGCGAGGGGACAGCAGCAGGTGGGACAGGCACAACCCTTGCGCAATTAAAAGCAATTTGTACGTATATGGGATGGGTTTCGACCAGAGCCAGTAGCGATGCCGCTCTCATTAGGTTTATAAACGAGACTCTTGAGACAATCGTTTCTCTTGCCCCCTGGCCTGAGTATCTCAAACGAGATGGCTCGCAGGCACTTTCGGCGAGTACAGACGAATACACTTTAAGCGAAACCAACATTGACAGTTTGGGCATAGTTGAGAGAAGTAATAACAATATACCTTTGGACGAAATAAGTATTGATGTGTGGAATCACCAGAAAAGAACCCTAACGGAAACGGGCGCGCCGAGAGAGTATGCGTCTGAAAAAGGGCTAAACGGCGGGGTAACAACTGTTAAAATGTTAGTTTATCCCAACCCAACGGCATCAGAAACCATATATTACTCATATAAAAGAAAACCGACACGAATGGCGAGTGATGGCGATATTGCCGATTGGCCGATTGCGAGGGAATGGCTTTTAGTGAACGCCTTAGAGTACATAATGGCCCAACCGGCAAGGCGGATTTATTCTTTACACAATCCCGAATTTATGGAAAAGGTTTATTCGGCGTTAGGGGATACAAGGGCATCGTATGTGCCAATAAAAGTAAGAGAAGTTGTAAGCAAACAAGATTTACGAATTAGAGATGGTTATATAACAGTATAAGGAGTAATATAATGGCTATATCAGGGTTAGGGTCAGGTGTTGGTGTTAAGCTCGAACATACAGCGGTCNNCCCAGAAACCACATCATTTTCAGACATCGTTGAAGTTTTAACTATTAGTGTGGCAGGGCAAACTTGCGGCGTAACAGACATTTCAAGTGCGGGTAGTCCGGATGAGTATAGGGAATTTCTACCGAATCTATTGGACGCAGGTAGTATATCTATGACTATAAGGTATGGTTCTACTTTGGGTGTAGCCGCAGAGGACACCTATGACGAATTGCAGACTTTATTTGACACCAGAGAAATCGGAATATTTAAAATCACCATTCCAGGCACAGCATCTTCTTCCTGGGCTTGCAAGGCTTTCATACAAAGACTTGGTATGCAGGTTCATTACACCGGCGGTGTTCAATGTCAAGTTGTTATAAAATGTACCGGTAAGCCGACATTTACAGAAGCTCAGGCCTAATAGTTTGTGATGTCGCATAAAAAGGCAAAACCTATGTTATCTAAAGACGACATTCTTAAATGTAAAGTTTTAGAACAGGAAACAGTACCCGTTCCTGAATGGGGCGGGGAAGTTACTGTTAGGGAGATGACGGGAGCCGAAAGAGATGCCTGGGAGTGTGCTATACATCACGGCGGTGTCAAGAACTTTGATAACATCCGAGCGAGGTTGGCAGCGATAAGTATTGTTGACGATGACGGCAACAAAGTATTTACCCTTGCAAGTATTGAGGAATTGGGTGAATTGTCCGGCAAGGCTTTGGATAGGATTTTTGGCGTAGCCAAGAGATTAAGCGGGATAGGCAATAAAGAAATCGGCCTGTTAAAAAAAAACTTGAAGATAACCCGTTAAGAAAGTTTGAGTTTCAGTTGGCGGCAAAGTTAGGTTGTACTGTAAATGAGTTATTGCAAAGAATTAGCAGTAAAGAGTTGAGTGAGTGGTGGGCGTATAATCAGATCGACCCATTCACAGAGGACAGGGCAGACAAAAGGAGTGCGATTATAGCAAGGGTAAATGCGACAGGATTGTTAAAGAGTACGTACAGCACAAATTATTTTATGGCCGTACCAAAACCGGTACAGCAAATGGATTTTGAAATGATAGCTAAAATTTTAAGGGGAACAGTATCGCAATAGGAACTGATATATTTGAAGATGATGACAATATTGAACCCAACGAGGAAGAAATACAGGATGTAGATTTAGAGCTTCCTGATACTTCGGATAGTTCGGACGAGAGCATCGACCTGCCTGAACCGGAAGATGTTGCGGGTGCTGATATTGATTTGCCCGTAACAAAAGATAGCGAAACTGTTGACGTTGAGTTACCGTTGGTAGAAGAATCTACGGATATTGACGTTGAGTTACCAACGGTAGAAGAATCTACGGATATTGACGTTGAGTTACCGTTGGCAGAAGAAAGTGCATCGGGTGATATAGATTTAAGCCTACCTGACGAAATTGGAATAAGCGAAACCCCTGATATTGACTTGGATATAACAGAGGAAACACCAGAAGAATCGCTAATGTTTCCGGGTGGGGCACAACAGGAAGGCGAAACACCCCTTGTTACCGCACCGGAAAGCGATAATGATTTATTGGATGAAATGCGAACACAAACAGACCTACTTAAACAAATAGCGGACAGAGAGGGATTGAGTTAATGGCAACTGTAAATGTAGAGCTTATCAGAGGCACAAGAATTAAGCGTAAATGGCTAGGCCAAAATGAGTTTACGGATGTAATTATTGTAAGCGACCTTGCCAATCCATCAGGTTCAACATTTGAGGCATTAGAGGCGGCGGCGACAACCGCTGCCGGTCTTACATTGGGAATGGAACATCCCACACAGACTTTTAGTGGTAGTCCCGCTTATTTGAAGCAAATAGAATCGACGTTAATTTCAACAACAGAAGTTAAAATATTTGCAACATACCAGGGCTATCCGTGGACTCAATTTCGCTTTGAAGTTTTTGGTACAACTAATAATGTACGTACAACTACCGATAAAAACGGCAACGCATTAACACTTACAAAGCCCGCTGCTATGACAGACGTAACAGAACCAGCAACTTATACAGTACCGCTACAAATACTTACCCCACAGACAGTCGTAAGAATGACAGTAGTAGGGTTTGCAGGGCCATCACAAGAAAGTGCGGTAAGCGATAGCATCAAATATACAGGATATACTAATGCAAATACTTTCCTTGGCGCACCGGCGGGAAGATGGCTTTGTACGAGATATTCTATAATTGACTCGGGTCCTGGAGAGGGTTATTTTTCTTGGACGAGAATAGTTGAAATCCAATTCAACAAAGGCGGCTGGGCCCAGACGTTATCGTATGAGTATTCGGATGGCAGGGTTTTTGCTACGCAGGACCAGTTTTCACAGAAAAAGTTTGAACTATATGGCGAAACTACATTTAGTTCAAATTGGCTTGAATAATGGAAAAATTTACGACAGGAAATCTAGACGTAGTTGACAGACTGAATAGATTGATTGATGCGGTTGATTCGCTTGAAAGAATGACCGGCGATGAGTTTATTCAGGTCAGGCGTGCAAGTGGAGGCATAAGCATATCGCTTGACAGGTCGAGGCTTGGCCCTATCAAGTTTACGGTTAAGATTTTTGAAGTACAAGACAGGGACGGCATTACGGGTGATGGGCTTTATAATTGTTACGAGCAGACATTATTATCTGAAGAATGGGCTGATGTAACGGGCGCAGACAGGTTTGATAATGTCGATACAACTGGTGTGGTTGTGTTTAATTTAGAAGAATCTGATTGTTTGGCAGATTATGAAGATTGCGCATTGGTAGAAAAGGATTTAATAAAAGCGTGGCCTATGACAGACGATGGCGGCACGGTGCGATGGGTTGGCAAGCCTTTACATAGTGGCGTAAGGCTGGCTAAGACGACAGAGGCCGCCCAAAACGATGATAATATTACCGTTGATATTTACCGCCGCGATGGAACAGTATCAACAGGTTTAGGTGCGGGCGTAGATGCTTACGGCTTGGCTAATACCGGTACGGCTGATTTTGATGATAGCTTGCCGAGGTGGGCTACGGCTAAAGATTTATACGTTAAGAACGAACAGGGCAAATGGTACGTTGTAACGACGATACAACAAAGTGAGGACTGTGCGTGTAGCTAATGGCTAAAAGAGCGCAATATAATGACGGAACAGGCAAGGCGAAATATACCGCAGGTACGTCAAAACAACAGTCGTATGACACAAACGCAATACTTGCGGGTTGTACGCATTGTCAAGCCCCTTGTGGTTATTGTTCTGGTGAGCAACCCGAATATATTGATGTTACTTTTAGCGGTATAACAGAATACACTGGCTGTTGTCGGCGTGGACTACTTAGTTTAAAAATAAATAATTCGGTTGTTAGTTCCATTACAGGTAATACTTTTAGGCTTGCCCACGATACTGGTTGTGTTTATGCTACTGCTCCTCCTCCATCCGGTTCAATATATGAATACGGTACAATAGATTGCACAGGGGCACCAGTAAACAGGAATATTACAAGTTTTCATATTGCTTTAACAATTATGTCCGCCACGACTTTTACCCTCACAGCGTCTCATTTAGTCACACCGGGATATGGAGTACTTTCCTTCAAGGTTTTTACCGAAACATTTTTAAGTGGAGATTGCTTCGATATAGATGGTAAGGTGGTAGATAATGACACAACGGCTTGCGTAAGCCACGCTATCGGAATAGGCGGTACTGCAACAATAACTTTACCGTCGAGTGGTTTATAGAAAGGAAAAAGATGGGTAATTTTGGAACACAACCAGAATGGATAGACATAACTTTTGCAGGTTTAGTCGATTGTGCTTGTTTTCCAAATACAGGTATTGGTCCAGACTCTTATGCGGTTACATCGGCAATTGCGACACATTTTAACGGAAATACTTACCGGTGCGTTTCTTTAGGCGGATTATATCCTTGTTGGTTTCAGGTTACGGGCGGCGATGGTTATGGCGAAATAAAATCTTATATGAATCCCGCTTGCGTTACATATATGAATACACATACATTATCCACTATGTCGGTGAATGTTATATTTTTATCTGCGACAACGTATCGTGTTTATATTTGGGTTGTTGGTGGAAGTGGGCATAATGCGTATGCGTTTTATGCGGATGGTACATTTGCCAGTAATAATTGCCACGACATAGGTACTGATGTATTAGATAATTTAAATACGGATTGTACCAGAAGTATGTGTTGTTGTGAAGATGGAACGGCGACAATAGCTTTATGATAACTTGCAAAACATTCAAAGGTGGATATTGTGAAAAGGTAAAGGTTCACGTAGATAAAAATTACTGCGAGAGGCTTTGCCCGAACTACCCAAAGGACTTAAAGTTTCCTAACGGTATAACGCAGGCAAAGAATTTCACAAAGGCGGTTGGCAAAAGAATAAAGAACAGGAAAAACCGAACAGGCAAGGAACTTGAAAGAGTTAGAGAGATTTGTAAATCTTGCGAGGCGTATTACGAAAAAGGAATTA